GCCCCTTTAGCTCGTTTCAAAGTATCACCACTTGGGAGGGTGTCTTTCACCGCAAAGTTGGTAATTGGTGTATAATCAGCCATTAGCTTTTCCTTCCTACTTTAACAAAGAGGTCAACCCGTTGCACACTGAACTCTGAGCCTTTGATAATAGTTTCCAAAGCAATTTGGATTGTCTTACCAGCGCCATTCAAAGGAGTGAACACCCTATCAACCGTTATACCGTTTGTCCAATCAAACTCATTCCATTCAGCCGTGCCCCATTCACCAAACCCACTATCAGGCTTAATGCTCAAGGTATAGACAAAGGAGAAATCCTCAAAGTCTGTCCCTGAATGGACAAAGAACTCTTGGTTACTGCCCCCAATCAACACGCAGTTAATCTTCTTGGCAACCTTTGTAATTGAGCTATCTTGGAAATCAATATGGTTAGACTCATATCTTAACCGATAAGTGGCATTGTTGTCAAGATATCCGTCATAAATACCCACAACACCCGTCTTACCTAATAGGATTTGAAAGTCTCGGGTATTAAGGAAACTACCCACTGGGTATTGCTCCCATGTCGTTACCCTTGAGGAACCGTCTTCCAATGCCTTGCGGGTATCCAGACAGAATACAGTATCATTGGTAGGGAAACTGAGCAAATAGAAAGCCTCAGCCTCCGAATAGACAGACTTAACCCTGTCCATATTGTTCTCTTGGTCGATATAGGTATACAAGTCATCCCGCACGTTAACCGTGAGGTCACGCATCGGCATTGACTTTTCCTGAATGATTCGACCAAAGCTCCGTACACCTGTGGCCGACAAGAACAGAATATCCCCACCTGTATGCTGCACGGAGTCACGAGCAATACACCCCACCCCGTTAATTACATCAGAGATTTGGAAACCAGCATCCAGCACGTTATCTGCATTACTGTAAACCACCGTATTCTTCTCACAGAAGACAATCAGGAAGTTATTGTGAGCAGCAAGGGCTGTGATCTTATCCACGTTATTGGGCAAGACAGCCGAGATGTTCAGGAAACCTGCTGTACCCCCAGAGAAGCTAGGGAAATTGACATCAGCAATATCGGTAGACCAGTAAACAAAGTCACCGTCTGTTACCCAATATCGCCCATAAGCAGCCAATACCTGATTGGGGTAATCTGTACCAAAGGAAGCAGCACCACCCGTGTAAGTGGATAGCTTTTGTAAGGCTGGTGTCTTAGCCTCACAGTAGACCAAAGGCTCATGGTCTTTCTGCACCAACAACGAGGTATCGTACAGGTTAGCAGACGACCACAGACCTGCTGTGATGGTGTATGATGCCGGGGTGATGTCGGTGAAAGCTGCACCCACACCATTCTTGAACACCTTGCTATCGTCAGCACTGAGGTAAGTTACCGTGTTGTCAAAGTTAACGTGTTCATGGACAAGGGTAAGCTCACCGATAGGGCTAGGAGGGGCAGCACCAGTGGTAAGCGACCTCCAACCCTTACGAGCACCCAGACGACCGTACTTGTCGATAATGCAGTTAGAAGCCTTCAAAGCAAAGCTATTGGGCAAGGTAACAGCACTATCCTGAGTGTTCACCCCCGCAAAGCCGGGAGCCACAATAGAGATACTTTGTAGTTCTTTCATACTTCATGCCACAGTAAGTCTTCAGGGTGTCGAGCAGAGTCCAGAGCAATCTCATCAGACATTGCACTACGTCCAAGTTCATAAGCCCAAGTGCTAGCGTTACCTCCGTCCTCACCACGCTCCTCAATAGCCATAGCGTAGGCCAGAAGAACCACAGGACGACTAGGAACCAGAATCTTGTCGGTATCAGCTACCAAGTCCTTAGGACGCTGGAGGACGTTAAACCGAAGCTCATAGGCAGCATCAGGCTTAGGATACAGGTCTACTTGGGTGTCTCCGTTAGCATCCACACCGTTAAAGCTGTAGTAGCGGGGAGAACCAGTGCTAGGCTCATCCAACAGATATGCCTTGTCAAACCAGTTAGAGGGACGATACTCCATGACATGGTTGTCGGTATCATTCAATACGTTGATAACCTCAAACCTGTTGTTAGACCCCACCAGAATATAGTTAAAGATGTTGGCTTGGGTGGTTACAGTTGCAGTGGTGCGAAGAGCAGACCAATCCCAAGCATTCTCAACGGTGGTCTTGGCTTCATTAACCAAGTCACCAATCAGCTTAGGGTATGAGTTACCGTTCACGGCCACAGACAATGATGTAACCTCTTTCTCCCTGAGCCTTCGGAGAACAGCGTTTACAGCCTCTAGATACGTCATTTAATTGTTCTCCTATTCGTTAGGGAAGGTAAACATTGGGGATGCTTTGACTAAATCCATTGTGACAATGATTGTATAATCACTACCGGCTTCTGACTTAATCCACATTGAATCCCCCTCCTTCAGCATTACAGACCCGTTAGAGAACTGTAGGAATTCTTTGGAACTCAAAGACTTCTGGTAAAGGATATAAATCTTGTGGGCAGCATTGTGTTGATGTTGCCAATAGACATCCACCCACTTAGAGCCACTGGTGTGGTTACTCACAAAAAGCATACTGACATCAGCGATATAGCCACTAGGGACTGTAAACACCTCAGTCAGTACGTTAGCTGGAACAGTGATTCCTACCGATTGTTTCATTTCGTGCTGTCTTTCACTGCTTGCCAAGCGTTGAAGAGGATGGAGGCGTCAAGGGCGTGAGAGTCAGCCTTTCCCGCCACTTCTGTATATTCTCTAACGCACTCTGAGAATACGTCACCGAGGGTTTTAGTGTAAGCATCAAGGGCGGGTCTGGTAGAACTGGAGACGGTTGTACCACTAGCTGCGATCTGTTGGCGCAAGCTGTCAGACTCACGCCTAGCACCAGCGACAGCAACAGCGTTAGCCTTGGCTTGCTGCTGTGCTTGTTTAACTGTTTCATTGGCTGCATCCTGCATCCTCCGTGTCGCTGACAACGAGAGACGACTGGCTTCCACCACCGCCTCTGCGTGTTGTCGGTTAATCTGCTCTATCTCTGCCTCTAGCCTCCACCCATTCACAAACCAACCCCCGACACCGCCACCGACAACCAAGCCGATGTAGATGTAAGGGGTTAGGGTTTTAGTTAGGGAAAAGGAGAACATCGTCTTCAGTCCCAATGATAGGTTCGACCACCACGATGTCTCGAATCAAATCATTCTGAGACTTCTGTGCCTCAAGGTTGTTGTTACTGTTGTTGATCTGAACCTCAGTGGTCTTACCAATATGGTAAATCTGAGTCAGAGCAGGAACAAACAGAGACGCCCAAGGCAGCAACTGTTCGGCAGTAGACTTAGGCGCTGCAATAGCCTGTTGAGAGGCTTTGGAAGCGTTCTTCGTGGCGAAATACATGATAGCCATGCCCTTAGCCTGTGGGTCGCCTGACTGAGCCATCTGAGCGATAGCGGTATCAGCACGAAGCTCTTGCTCTGCCTGACGCTTCTCTCGTTCAGCAATAGCGTTGTAATAGGCATCTTGACCTGTAGCACAGGCTGTTAATGTGAGTGCCACAGCAGTGGCTAGAATCAATCGTTTCATTTTGTTTCCTTTAACTAATACGATACCGAACCACTACGATACCTGAACCACCGTCAGAAGCAGAAAGAGTACCATTGGATGTACCACCGCCGCCACCACCACCTGTGTTAGTAGCGCCAGCAGTAGAAGGAACTAAGCCGCCCGCAGCGCCATTACCGCCACCGCCTGAGCCGCCTGTGCCCCCTTCTGGGCCAACAATGTCAGCACCACCACCACCGCCACCATAGGTCTGTGCAGAGCCTGTGCGGATGGAATTACTGACGCCGGGGCCGCCGTTTCCAGCAGAATCTTCTACACCTGCTATAGCACTATCTCCAGCACCTCCAGCACCACCGCCACCACCTCCGTTACGGTCATTGTTACCAATGGACTGACGACCGGAACCACCTGCGTTGCCTTGCCCTGATGTGCCTGAACCTCCGGGGTTGGTGTTGTTATAAGGCTCGGAATCAAATCCTGTACCTGCACCACCGCCGCCAGAACCACCACTAGGAGCAGTAGCTCCGTTACCTACAGCGCCACCTCCGCCTCCACCCCCGATAGCAGTTAAACCTAAAGCAGAAGAGTTGCCTCCGTTTGCTCCGTTCTGGTTAGTGGTTCCAGCACTTGCGCCACCATTGCCGACAGTTACAG